AATGCATCAGTAACTTTATACTTTACTAATACTTTCATAATATTTAACTTATTAACTGGATTTACTTTTTCATCGTATCTACCCAAAATACTCATCTTAATGTTACCACTAATGTCTGGGTCATCTAATTGCATTAGTTCTCTATTCATTAAGATTTGTTCTTTAGATTTTAGTATATCATCATAAATTTTAATCTTCCCTTTCTTTTCTTTAGCTAAACTAAATAAATCATCTACCGAAAGTTTTTTGTTTTCAGTAATTTCAGGAAATCTTTTAACTAATGTTTTTATACCACATCCATGAACTCCTGGTATATTATCTGATTTATCTCCATCCAAAACTCTGTATAGAAGTAGATTCTTAGATTCAATACCATACTCTTCTTTTACTAACTCTTTATTATAAAGTTTCTTTTTGGTAGGAGACCAAACGATGGTTTTATCATCTACTAATTGTAGGAAATCCTTATCAGTAGACATAACCACCGCTTGTTCGTTCTCTTTTAATAATTGTGTGCTAATATATGCCATAACATCATCAGCTTCACAACCATCATAAATCATCGTTGTAATAGGTAGATAGTTCATAATGTCAGCCAACCAAACAAATTGTCTTTTCATACTTTCTCTTTCATCTTCTTCATTCATTAAATCAGCATACTGTCTATTGACTCTTAGCTTATTCTTTGAACGCTCAGATTTATACCCACTAAAACGCTTCTTTCTTTTTTGAGAACCTCCCTTACCATCAAAAACTACAATAACTCTCGTCGGTTGAGTATTTCTAATTGCATAACCTATTGATTTCAGAACACCAGTTACACCACCAACGTGGTCACCATCATCATTCATTGTAGGAATGGATGACCAACATCTGATAAATGTATTTAAACCATCGATAATTAGAACTCGGTCATTTCGTTTCCTATCGATATTTTGGTCGTGTGCTCTCTCAACCGAATTGAGAATATCTTTGTAGAGTTTCTTCATACTAAGTAGTTGTAGTTGTGTAGGTTGGACCTTCATTTAAAGTATCTTTACCACTAAAGTACTTTTCTAAAGTTTCTAACCTCTCATCCGCAGATGCTAATAATTTTAAAGATTCCGTTGCGTTATCCCAAAAATCCTTTGTGGAGTGGTCTCCAATTCCAGCAGGGAAACTACCAAGTAGTTCTAACGATAATAGAGCTTTATTTTTATCAGCTATTGCTTCTGATTTCAACATTTCATAAATTTTCTTGTCTATTTTCATAATATAAATTTAATCATTTTCTCCAGCCAACTCAGTATCAATTTCCATAGCTTCGATATCTAAAGTATCTGATTTGTATTGTAAGATAGTTGATTCACAAATCTTTTTGTAAATCTGTTCTCTTACATCAACTCTATCATCCATTAATAAGATAAAATCTTTTGATTGGAATTTGAGTTCTTCACCAGTTTCAGTATCAACATATGTGTACCAAGCGCCAGCTTGTTTTACCAATTTGTTATCTTTCATAACTCGTAACCAAGAACCATAGTTATCTATACCCCTATCGAAGTAGATTTCAAAATCTGCTGCTCTTAGTGGTGGTCCCATTCTATTCTTAATTACTTGGCATCTCACTTTCATACCCACAACCTTATCCAATCCATTCACTTTCATTTTGATTTGCCCCATACCTTTCAATCTCAGTCTAACTGAAGAGTGGAAAGCAAGTGCTTTACCACCTGAAGTAGTCCAAGGGTCACCAAACATAGCGTTCATTTTTTGTCTAAGTTGATTTGTAAATACTAATGAGATTTTCTGTCTACCAATCATATTGGTAATCTTTCTCATCGCCTTAGAAATAATAATAGCTTTATCGGTAGCATATCCATCTTTATTATAATCAGCTGCTAACTCATTCTTAGTTGAAGCTGCTGCTACTGAATCTACTACGATTGTAACTAATTTATCTCTTGAGGTTTGTCTAACCTTTTCAATGATAGTTTCTGTAAAATCAAAGATTTGTTCTACAGAGTCTGCCGATACATAAAGAAGTTTAGAAACATCAACACCGATAGCTTCTAAAAATTCTCTACTTACTGCAGTTTCAGTATCTATTAATACAGCTACACCACCTTGCTTTTGTGTTTCAGCAAGTAAGTGAGCAGATACTAATGATTTACCACTCTGTTCCAAACCAGTAATTTCTGTGATTCTACCAACAGGTAATCCACCATACGGGCGATTAGAAATTGCTACATCCAACATAGCACATCCAGTCGAAATCCAACCTTCAACATTTGTTGGGGCTTCATCCGAATCTAAGAAGAATGCTACTTTCTGGTCTTTTGCTGTTTTATTCAGCTCGCCAGCTAGGATATCTGCTAAATCTAAATCTTTCTTTGCCATATAGGGGTTTTATTAGTTGTTAAACAAATCATCAAATGCCGCTGCAACATCATCTGTTTTCTTAGTTGCTTTTGGCTTATCTTCATCTACATCAAAAGGTAAATCATTAGGTTTTTCTTCTGATTTAACTTCTTTCTTAGATAATGTTTCTTCTGCTACAGAAGGTTCACCATCTTCATTTTTTTCTGAAGTAGGATTTAACCATCCCTCTAACACTCCTTTTAATTCATCATAAGATAATTCAGAATAAAGGTCTGTGATTTCAGTTTGGCCTTCTAAGAACTTAGTAACATCATCTGCAGATTCAGATAATGGTGTCTGATTTGGTTTAACTCTAATAGTTGTAACAGGATATGAAGTTCCTGCTTCTTCAGCGGATTGATATTCTATTGTAATATCTCTACCACTCTTCGGGTCTGTAATATCACCATAATCTGGGTCAGCTATGTAACCTAAGATTTCTTGATATACAGTCTTACCAAATCCCCAAAATTTAATTCCTTCACCTTCTTGTCCTCTCACTAATATAGGAACGAATGTTCTAAGTTTCGGCTCCATCTGCTTTGCAGCTTTCCAATCTTCCTTATCACCCATCCTTTTTAATCTATCAGCGAACTCAACTATAGGGTCAGGTCTACCAAATGATTGTGGTGAGAGATAAGTTTTATTGTTAATGTTGTAGTGAAAATACAATTCGATGAAAGGGTTATCTTTGTCGAATTTGTAAGGAACGATTCTGACTTGATGTTTACCAGGTGTTGGTTTCCATAAATTGTCAGACTTCTTTTGTGTGTTTTGTAGTTTGTTCAGTCTACCTCTGATTGCGTCAATATTAATTGCCATAATTTACTCCTTTAAGTTATTAAAATTTAAGTTTTATAGTTTAGTTTGACATGCGTTTCTTACATGCGGTGTTATATATAAATATAGTGTTTTTACAAAAACATAACATTTATTTTGCCCATTTATTTCTGGACACAATTTGTGATATTACACCATAAACAGATAGGTCTTGATAGGTATCTTCTATTGCTTCACCTACCTCATCCGGCTGTCCTTTTACCACTAATTGTAATAATCTTTGAATCTTGTCATTCTTTCTGAACCAAAGTCCAGTAAGTGCTATATTTCTATCTTCATCAGTTTCCAAACTTGAACCTACTGATATATTACCAGGTCCATAGTTTCTCTGTTTCTTACAGAAAGTTTCATACATTTCATCAAGGATTTCTTTAAATTCGGTTGTAGTTTGTGGGAACTTTTCCTCACAAAACTCTATTGCAGTTTGTTCTTTTGCCATAACTTTCTAAAATATTAATACTAATATACGAAAAAAAATTTAAATATCCAAACTTTTTTCGAATTATTTTTATAAATCTTTTAATTTTTTGTTCAAATCTTTTTTGAAGGTTTTAATTTTGGTATCAACTCTCTTAGTTACTTCACCTTTTATAAAGTCATCAAACTCTTCATTTACCTCATCTTTATTCATATCTAACTTTTTCATTAGGTATAAATTAGTTGATTGACCATTAGTAACAATTTTTACAATAGCTTTGAGTGCCAAGTTTAATGCATAAAGTGCAAATGAGAAAATTACTAATGAAAGAATTATTAGTAAAATAATATACCAAGGTAAATCTTGTTGAGCCACCACAGTAGTTTGAACACCTTGTGTAGTGGTTGTTTGTGTAGCTTGTACTGCTTCTGCTTTTTTAGTTTTGTATGATGCTAAATATTCTACGATATCATCTAATTCAGTATCAGGTAAGAAATTATATGCAGGCATCGCTGCTCTATTATATTCCTCCCAAATCTCTACTGCATGTTCATCACCAGAATCAATAAGTGCTTTACTATTTTTAATCCAAGTTTTTGTCCAATCTTTTCCTTGTAGTTCTACAACATCTTGTAATGGAGGTCCAACTAATTTTTTATCCATTTTATGACATGCTGCACAATGGGTGTTGAATAATTGTTTACCTTTTGCGTAATCTTGGGAGTAGGTTATTGTAGTGAATAAAACTATTAATAAAAAAAACTTTTTTAACATTAACTGATTTTTATGAAAATTTAATTACATTAAATACTCTTGTATTTATTTTTTTTGTTCCTTCAACATTCGTTACAATGATTGAGTTTTTAAATTTTTCCCAATCAATTGAAAATGATTTATCTAATACACCATTATTTTCTTCTTTTACTAATTCGTTAAGAGCGTTAATTGTGTACAATGTATTAGATTGTTTTTTTCTATGTACTAATATAGTATCACCTAATGGTTTATCTGGTTTGAAAGCCGTATCTATATTATAAGTTACAAATAACTCATCTAAATCAGATTTATTTTGAAGAACATAAATGTAGTTATAAACTATATGATATGTTTCTCTGATTTCTTGTAGAGTTGTTTGTAATTTTTCTTTTGTTGTGAATGTGCACAATAATTGTGTTTTCATCTAATCTCTCTAACTTATATTTATTCATCTATAAATATAGAATTTGGAAAGATTAATTAGTTTTCACTATATACTTCTGAATTTGCTTTGACTAATACTTTAGCAAATCTCTTATCTAAAGTCATTTCAAACTTTATAGAGCCACCATACCCCACACCATCTTCTCTAACTCTAATCTCAGCTAACGGAATAACTTCACTACCAACTTCAGCTCTATACCCTAAGAATGGAGGTGGGCCGGGTTGAGCTTCTAACTTTTCTTTTATTTCATCAAAGTTATCCGTGCCAAATATGTTTTTCATAACTGCTTTATCTAATGAATTAGCTCCAATAGCCATTGTTTCCTCTCCATCAGATACTGCTTTTAATGGAAACTCTGAACGAATTTCTGATAACATCCCTGCTTTCATTTTTGGATTTTCGGTTATAGCGGTTATAGCTTTCTTTTGGAATCCCCTATGTTTTGTTTGAACATCCTCTAAATGTTTTTTTGCTATATCATTTCCATCTTCAGCCAATGCTTTGATAGTTTCTAATATTACTTTAGACTTTCCTCTACTACCCTTACCATTTTTAGTTTCTTCCAATGCTTCTGCAAAGTTTATTTTTTTAGATTCAAATAATTTTCTTAATTTGACAGCGGATTCAGAACCACTACTTAGAAATTTATCAATATCAGGTGTTAATGATTGACCAGTTGAAACTAAACTTTCTCTTTGAGTAT